ACAACGATCTGCTTTTGACATTTGCAGTTTTGTCATTTTTCCTTGAGCTGTAAACAAGGCGCTTTGATCTAATGCAGACGATGTTGAACCAGTTGCATAATTCACCTGCGCAAGCGCAGCGGCATAGATATCTGCATTCATTTTTGCGTTGATAGCATCAATTGCAGGGTTAACAACCTGATCTGTAAAACTATCAAGATCGTACCCCTCTTCCAGCGTAGTCATATCAACCATCGTATGGTATTGATGAGCCAAAGATACTTCTTGTACCGCATCGCTAATACCTTGGACAGTCGCACTTTGACCGTCTCCAGCTTTCAGGCGATTTCTCTTTCTGATCTTAACTGTTTCACCAGGAACGTATGATTTTTGGGTAAAGTCCCCATTTAAACCACGTGAACCTTGATTAATAAACGCATTACTTGCAACAAATCGTGCAAGCATGGTTTCCGAAACTAACTCACTAGTAATTAAACCGTTAGCCATCTTTATCTCTCCTTTTTCTATTTACGCCGTCGGTTGACGTGCCTGAATAATTCGTCATATGACATTTGAGAAGTGCTTTTTGAGGCGCTTCCCGTGTTGTTTACGGAGACAGGTGGTGTTGGGGCTGCTGAGGCTACTTTCCTGTGTTTTTTAGCCATAAATGCTTGGTAAAATTCGTTTGCTTTTACGATTCTCATTGTTTTTGAAAGCGTGCTAATTTCATCAAGCAAGTTCGGGTTATATTTCACCAGGTTGTATGCAAATTCATCCGGATTAGGAATGTCATGCATAAACTCAACAACTTCTGGCGGCAGGTTAATGTCTTCTTGAAATACCACATCGAAATCATCAAATTTTTTATAGCCTTTTTTCAGCTTAGCGTTAAAGTCATTGCGCTTTCTTTCAAGATCCGCATTTCTTTGCATTTCTTGTCTGCTGCGCTCTTCATCCATATAAGTTTGCCTAACCACTTGTCTGACTATTTCTAAAGGGTCAGAGGGCTGCTCAGGATTGCTGGGCTGAGATGGAGCTTGTCTATTGCTAGACTCTCTCTCAAGCTTAAGCTTCAACATTTCCTGCTCAATTTCAGCGCGCTTTTCACGCTCCCTTTGCGCCTTTGCTTGCTCACGTTCCAGACGTGCTTTTACCCATGGCTCAAGTTGAGATTTAGTTTCGCTTTCAGGGTCGTCATATACCTTAAATTCCACTGATGGCGTGCTATTAACTTTTGCCTCAGGCTCAGCCTGCTCACTCTTTTTTTGAGTTACTTCTGGAGCCGCTTCGCTTTTAACTTCTGGTTTTGTTTGCTCCTGATTTACCGCTTGAGCTGGCGTTTTTTCTGTATTGTCTGTTTTTGACATGGTTTTTATCTCCTATTTACCGGTAGTGGCCGTTAGAACCGCCATGACCCTGGCGTGTGGGGGCTGCAAGAGCCGTGTTTGATTTATGAATTTCGTGCATGGCATTGAGAGCCGCTGATTGCATTTCTGCATTTGCTTTTACAATGTCTTTTTCAAGGCTTATTTGGTCGCCTTGTTTAGTAGCCTGTACTCTTTCCAGCTCTATTTGATTTTTAAGGCCAGATAGGTAGTTTTTAACCTCGTCATCTCTAGCTCGCTGCTCTAGGTCTTTTTCTTGAAGCTGAATTTTTTTATCTTCAATCTCATTTTTTTGCATCTGAGCTTGAACTTGAGGCGGAGGAGGCTGTTGTTGCTGCTGTTGTTGTTCCTGTTGGAATTGCTGCATTTCTTCCGGGCTCATTTCTCCCGCTTGCATCAAGACTGGTTTCGGCACAAAAGCCTTAACACGCTTGACAAGCTGATTAGTGTTTGGAAGATCAATGTTTTCGGCAATCATGTCTGCCATGGCTGGCACAAATTCCTGAGGTAATAAGCCTGCGAACTGGGTTAGCTTCATGTACTCAATTTGTTTTTGAGCGCTAAACATTGGGCCCGCTGAAAGTTCAACACGCATTTTTTTGCGTGAAATTTGGTTTTTGTAATAAGCCTGCTCAGCCTCATACTGCCCATTATTATTTTGCTGGAGTCCGACAAACTCGTTAATGGTCGAAACCATTGGCTCACCCTTCTTATCTCGAGTGATAACGTCACGCTCGGTGTCATAAATGGCCGGCAACATGTCTAGGGCTACAAAGGCAACAGTGACAATCCCTGTGCAGAGATTATTAAGCTGCAGATAACTGCCCATATTGTCTTGAACGATTCGATGCAAAAGCGCAGCGCCTGACACCTCATTTCCTGGCTGCCCTTGAGATGCGTCATGCCTTCCCAAAATATTCTGTATGTCACCACCCAAAAACTGCTGCATGTTCAAAAGATCTGGGCTAATCTGAGATGGAGCAACTTTCGTGGGCAACTGGCCATTTTTATCACGCTTAGCCAGTAAAATTCCGGCTTGCTCTTCAGGGTTCTGCCACATTTGCTTAATACCCTGTCCTTGCATGTTTTCAGGTGTGCCGATCCACTGCTCGCGGCGGAAGTTTTTAATTTGTTGAATAATTTGGTTTTTTGTATAGTTGAGAGCTCGCTGGCTGTCGTGAGCAAACTGACAAAAGCTTTTTATCTCTTGTTGCCCATGTCTAAAGCTGCTATCACCGTCAACGTATACAAGCGGCAAAACGGTTCCTGGCCAGTCTTTTTCTTCAATAATCTGATTACGCAACAGTTTGTAATATTTTATCTTTGAAACTTTGTCTCTTTTCTCTGCGATGATTTCTGGATATTGAGGCTCTGGCGGCTCGGGCTGCCCATTCAATGAGGATAAATATAGCTGCTGGGTATATTCTTGCTGTATTTTTTCCACCAAAGGCCCGTACTCTGCTTTGGTGCATGTTTCACCGCTCTTGAGCAAATATACGGTTGTCATTTTTTCTTCTTTGACCCAATGCTCAGCAATCACAATGTAGTCAGAAGGTTTTGTATAAAATGATCCTGAAGCACCCATTACGTCCCAGGAAAAACCTGATGGTGACTTTATATCTGGATAATCCTTTTCAAAATCTTCTTTTGGCATTGCCACATGTCTGCCACAGAAGCGCCCAAGAACTTTGTTATCGTCTTCAGCGTCATAATCCCAATAGCAAAGCGTTGGGTCTTCTTCCTGTGAGATTTTGATTACTTGTTCAAATGACATTCCTGATTCGTACTCAGGGTGAACGCGATAGGCTCCATAGCCTCCTGCGAGCTGATTAAAAAATACCTTATAAGTTTTTTGAGGCAAGTTTGAGTCGTAAAAAATCCCTCTCAAAATCCCTTCATTCAAGTCAACTTCCCACTGCTCCACATTTTTAGACGCGGGCATTACTACTACGTCAGGCGTGTTTTGAAGCTGCTCACCCATTATGCTTTTCACAAATGAGTGCAGCACATTAAAGTTTAAACGGGTATTACGCTCCCGACCTTGCCATGATGCGCCTCTATTTTCATCCTGATACCCCAATACAAAATCTAAATTATTGCGATATTTGCGCTTGTTCTTGTCCCAATATGATCCTGCCTTGTCTATTTGTTTAATGCAGTCTTCAAGAACTTTTGTGTTTTTATCGATAGCCATTATCTGATCCCCTCGGCTTTGCGCATAAACATTGAAATGTCAATGTCTTCATCTTCGGGAAATTCAGCAAAATCGATTGAGCGACCATCTGGACTTTTGACTTTATCTAAGATGCGCGAATCTGAATCGAGCATGTCGTCATGTACGGAGACTGGGAAGCAGTAATACTCCTCATCTCTAAAAACTTGATTTAAGTCTTGTCGTACGCCTTGATAGTCTGTGTAATAGCACTCTGAAGGCTGATATACTCGGCCATTTTTATAAAGGGGAATTAAACGTCTAATTCTGTCGAGCTTCGTTAGCCTTCCGCCGAGCTCAAAGATTTCAAAATGATAGTTGAGCTTGTCCATCTGCTCTTCAATGTAGTAGATGTCTGAATCTTTGCCGTAGCGTTCATATCCCACTCTCAAAGGCTTATATTTTTTATGCAGTCTGAAAAGAGCTTCTGCCCGCTCTCCTAGATCTAATCTGTCGCGCACACGATCTAAAATATAATAGTTCCGATCTGCTCCCAGGCCATAAACTGTAAAAGAGCTATAATCTGAGCCCTCTTTTTTTGCATTTGCTGGATCAATTAAAATATAACGATTCATGCCAGACCAATCAGAAACTTTAGCGGTTTTAAGCCACTCGAGCTTAAAGCCTGCTGACTCGTCTTTTGTGGGGTCTTGCATCATTTGACATGCATATTCATACGGGCCCATATTTCTAAGTTTCTTCTCAAGCTCTTTTTTGCTCTTTAAAACTGGCTTGTCTGTCAGTGATCCGTCTGAGGTGGGGCCATATTTGCGGACTGTCACAGCTTTACGCTTGATCATTTCAGCGTAAGGGTCGTTAAGGTGATATCTCGTGCCTATATAGCGCGTGAATCCTCCCTCGGTTCCTAGATTTGTTGAAACTCCCCACGCCTCGATCACTTTGCGAATCATGTAGGGCGAGCGGATATGATCTTTAGTGACCAAGTCGTCATATACGGACACTAAGAAGTGTTTAGATGTTGGCTGACCTTCTACAACCCCCCACGCTTCAATTGTGGCTTCTTTCGGGTTTGACTTACGCTTTACCACCAATCCCGCGTCTTCAGACCACTTTGGTGCATACTTCCCAGGGTTGTCGTAAAGAACATCGCAAAATGCGGTCTTTAATAGTTCGTTTGATTCAAACTCACGCTTTATTTGAGTTAAAAATGCTTTTGCAATTGGGCGCGTGCAGCTAAAAATTACAATTGTCGCTTCTCTACCATGCCATTTGGGATCAGGATTAAAGCCATGCGATGACATTACATCTTGGATTGACAGCGCAAAAGTGATAATAGTCGACTTGTAGTGCTCTCGAGCCCATAAGTCTAAAAATTCATTTGGATCTTTTTGAACGTCCCAGCATCTATCGATAAGCCAGTTGTTTAAAGCGTCTTTACGCCCCAGCACATAGAACAATAAAAAAAAGAGGTCGTTTCTTGCAAAATGCCTTACTAGAGCGTAATAAATAGCAGAAGGCTCGGCCTCTAGTTGCTTGATAAACCCCTCATAAAACTGAGTTGTCTTAGTAGAATTTAGCCATTTGAGCACAAGCGGGTGCTTACTGACGTCTTTTAAAACATGATCCTCAACGGTATCCTCAAATTGACCTTTGAACTCTACAAGTTCACGTTTAAATGCAGCTAAGCTCATTTGCGGGCAGCCCCCTGCATTTTCTTGATTTCAGCAAATTCTTCTTTAATTGCACTGAACTCAACGAGCTGCATCTCTTTAAAAAGAATATCTGCAAACGCCGTCATCTCTTGAGTACCTATGTGACCATCAGCACAAGCTTGCTTGATCTTGGCCAGTTGAATATGCAACGGGTCGGTATTGTCCAGCTCCAATTTTTTGCCGAACAACCCGCGCCCTTCAAGCGCCAACCACTGTTGCATAGCTTTTGTATCTCGCTCTTCTCTGCCAGTTTGCTTGTTCACGCCTGCATAAATCGCGGCTGCATACAAGTTTGAGCTGACAACAGACCCACGCTTGGCCCGAGCATCTTTTATTGCATCTGCAAACTCTCTACAAAAAGTATCAAGATCGATCGGTTTTTGGGTTTCAGGATTAAGAATGTCTAGTCGCACACCTTGAGCTAGCTCGCCTGTCTGTAACCGCTTAAACACTTCTTTTTTCTGTGATTCGGTGGCTGTAAAATTTTTTTTAGACATAGCGAGTCCGTTTATTTTGGTGCGCTATGAGTCCTCTAATTTGAGAGTCGATAAACATAGCCTGAAGAGTTAAGATCTTTAGGCTATTAAAGGGTTATAGGATGTCTGGGCATA